AAACGTTTTTTGGGATACCTTGATTGAGCATACCAGTTAAATAATTTGCTTGATTTTGTGCACCAGTAGTTGCTCTAGTTGTTGCGGCTGTTGCTGCGTCTTGGTCTGCTTTAATTTTAGCTAATGCAGATGCATAACTATAGGCTCCACTATTGCTGCCACCACTAGTATCTGTGCTAGTTGTTTTGATACCTGAGCCCTCTGTTGGGTCAAATTCGTCTGTTTCCTTAGTGCTAAAGAATGATTTAGCTGGAGCCTTAGTTATAATTTTACCAGCTTTTGATGATACTACTGCCATATCGTTACCTCAATTGTAATAAGGATTGTGCGTCTGCAGCAATCTGTCTAGCTTTATCGGATTCTAAATCCTTTAATCCTTCTTCATAATTACTTAACCCTTGCGTATCAGCTAAGTTATATCCTCGTGTAGTGCCAGCTAAATCTTCTTTAGCATAGCCTATATTTTTAGCTCTGTTCTTGGCATAGCTTTGCAAAGCTTGATTATAAATGCCAGACTTAGTGTTCATGCCCTGTAGTCCTCTGCGGCCATATGAGGATGTTAGCTTGGGGACTTGACCTAGCCCACCACTTGGAGTTCTGCCAAAGGCAGATTCCTCGAGCTCGGTAATAGGGCGTTGGGCCCTGGTCTCTGCTAAGTATCTTTGATACGCATTAAGGGCAGCTTGCTGTGCGTACTGATTAAATAGGTTACGCCTTTGCTGCTCAAAGTATGTTGGGTCAAATGCCATTTTTAGAATCTCCTACTATATATAGAAAAGTATTACCTTTTGTACTCATACCACTTGACAACAGCATATCGAGTACCTTTAGTTGTTGAATGAACCTGATGCATATAGGGGAAACCTGATGAAAATACCACTATTTCTCCTGCTACTGGTTTAATTTTAATGTTAAATTCTTTAAATTCTAACTCTCCACCCTCGAAATCATCATTCAAGAACACTGATAATGATACAACTCTTGGAAACTGAGGATGGTCATCTATATGATTATGAAATTTATTTCCTTCTTCATAACGCAATAGAACCGTGTGATGACTTACCAGGGGCACTATGCTGTATCTGCCTCTAAAGTCCTCTATAATCGCATCCAGGCCCGTCTGAAGGGACTCTGCAGCCCTGCGCAATGGGTCTTGTGGATGGCAACTAAATTGTTTATCAGTTATAAAATAATTATAACAATTTCTTGCATCATAGTTTACACCAGGTTTATCATCTTTTACTAATACTTCTGCCGGCATCCATTGTTTAAACATTGCATTTTGAATTAAACCTTTTAATATGCGTGCTGACTCTCTAGCAATTTTATATTTAACAATCCCTGGTGCTAACTCTATTTTATCTAAAATTGTCATATCTACAGTCTCTGGTTTTGAGTCTGTTAGATGTCCAAAGAATTCATCGTAGAATCTTAATATTGCAGAATAGTTATGACAGTTACAGACTGGTTGGTCTATTGGACCATCTGGCATTGCGAAATAGCGATTGCGATTAAAAAACCTTGCATCACCGTCTGAACCATATTTATTAAAACCGTCTCTAGCGTCTTTTTGAATCCAGTGGTCTGGTTGTGTAAAGTGTAAAAACAATACTGTCGTGTATGCGTTAGGGTCATTCGTTGGGTACGGTGGCCTTGCATGCATGTGTTGTTGACCAGCAAAGATAATTGCATCATTAGGATTTTGTTCAAAGTGTTGACCTTCGACTATCAATCCCCAGTTTGCAGTATTTTCTATGGTTATATCTATTGTTGTTTGCGTGCCGTTTTGGTCGGTATGTTCCCAAAGATGCGGAACACATCCGTCTTTTTTCTGGTATCTAACAGCAAAGAAATAGGCTTTCTGCAATGAGTTATCTTTAAAGATTTCTCTGGCTTTATTTAGACAATACTCTTCAATATCAGCATCAAACTGCACTGGTGCTTCCCATCTGGCAAGCATGGTATGGAACTCAACTTTATCTGTTCCCATCCCAGTATCTGCAACTATTTTTGTAACACGCTTAAGCATGTCGCTGGAAAAGAAATCTTTAATAACCATTGGTTCTGCTAAGGCTTCAGGTAGTTCAAATAGAATTTCTTTTGTTAACATCACCACTTACCTAATGGGCATTTAGCTGCCTCTAGTCTTGTTTTCATATTCATAAAACAACCGCATTGTTTACACTGTTTAGTTGCATTTATTAACTCCGGGCATTGATTGCAAATATTCATACGACTTTCTGCAATGTTTTCTGTAACTTTTAAAACATTTGGATTTATTACATCCCAAGGTCTAGTGTCCCCAAGTTTTACTTTGTACTTTTGCCAAGCAGATGTCATGGTTTAATAAACTTCCCATCTTTGTACAAGTCCCCAATCGCAGCTTCGTTGTTTGTATATTCAACAACTATTGGATTAGATTGCAATACCGCTACAAAATGTTCGTTTGTTGGCGGCATTTTTATTATAAATGCTACTTCTCCATCACAAACAAATGCAAAACTAAGCAGTGTTGCTGGGTCTATATTTGGAATTACTGTCATATTATTTATCATAATCCTCCTTCGTAGATTATTTACCTATTATATCAGATTGGGCAGCTTGGGTCACCGAAGTTACAGCCAACAAACAAACCAAATGCACAGCATCCGTCACTTGATGTATAAGATTCCCAAATGCCCTGAAACGGACCGCAAATGTCTTGAATACACGCATTGTATTGATACCCATAGACCCAAACTCCCCCTGGAGGTGTGCCATAACTACCGCAGTTAACTCCTGCGCACGGGTCAACTGGAGGTACAACTGGAGGTACAACTGGAGGTACAACTGGAGGTACAACTGGAGGTACGACTGGAGGTACAACTGGAGGAACGACTGGCGGTACAACTGGAGGAGCGACTGGAGGAGCGACTGGCGGTACAACTGGAGTTACGCTGTTTGATGCTGCGGAATATGGACTGTTTACACCATAAGATGTTTCTAATCTTACTTGAAAAGTATAAGAAGTACCATTACTTAATCCGGTTACTGTTATTGGAGAAGCAGAAGCAGTTCCTTCAATATTGCTAGGGGTAGAGATTGCACGATATGTAACAGCGCCACCCTTACCAGTATACGATGGTACGGTAAATGCAACAGTTGCTTGAGCATTACCGCCTGTAGCGGTACCAATAGTCGGTGTTCCTGGAGTACCACCACTACCTGCAATTACGGTTAATAAACGCATTTAAGCTGCCAAATCTCCCAAAAGCACCCAAGTATCAGTTCCACGTTTTAGACAAACGCATGACGAAAACTGCGTTCTTAGCTTAAGCCCTGGAGTACCGTTAACAGTAACACCACCAGCACCAGCAATAGTAGTTTGACCAGTATTGGTTTGAATTAAAACAATCTGCGTACCTATTGGAAAAGCAACACTTGAGTTTAACGGAATAGTTACCGTAACTCCAGAAGCATCATTCTTTTCTATTATTGTTCCGTCATCTGTTAATTGAAGTGTATAAGCGCCAACAATCGGAGTTGGTGCAGCATGCGCGATGACGTTGCCAGTTAAGTTTAATGAAGTTCCCGTAGCAACACCGAGTATGGGCGTAGTCAAGCTTACTGAGGTTTGAATTTTAGAACTAGTTACTGCACCTGTAGCAATTTTAGCTTCTGTTATAGCAGCAGCTGCAATATCTTCTGTGTTAATTGCTCCAGCATCAAAGTTTGCACCTGTTGATAATCCTTCTGCAAAGTTCTTTACTGCGGTAAAGTTTGCATTCATTTCTGCAGCTTCGATAACTTCACCCGGTGCATACGAGTTTGGTATTGTTAGTGTTGCCATTACTTCTGGCTCCTTATCTTTCGTCTCTTGTATTTATATGCGATTGAATTTATTCCCCATTGTCTACCATCAGTGTTCGTAGTGTCACCTAATGGACCTAAGAATTCTAACTGTGTACACTTTGCTCTTTTTAATCTGCCACCTCGTTGGATGCCTTCTTTCAAATCTATTTCACCAAATGTAGCAGTATTAAATAAACCAGTGTCAAACACGCCACCAGTATTAACAGGTGTTAAGTCAATTATATGACTTGTAATAACATCATTGCTATTAAAATCATGATAAACATTTACAGTTATTTGGGTTTCTTCGTCAACTGAACGCACAACATATAGGCTTCTTACAAACGTTTTATCTTGCACATAGCGGTCATCATAAAACCATGGAGTTGTAAAGTTTGTAGTATAATCACCTAAGTCATCACCTTCTAAAATATCATCATTTACGTTTTGCGGAATGTTATCCAAATCTTCATATTCATCTACGTACATAACATATTTAAAGCTACTATTTGGATTAATTAACAAATGCCAAATCTCACCAGTAGAATCAGTCCAATCTATTCCCGACACTAAACCATAGGGTGTTATATCTACAGGTGTTGCTGCATTAGCATACACTGCTGATTGATACATTGTAAATGCGCCTCTTTGACCAATTGATGGGTCATACACAAAATTCATATTAGAATAATCAACTGCAGTACCAGTATTATTAATATCAAAAGGAGCTGACATCCATAATCTATCATTAACATAAGACATAGTTAAAACATCTAACTTTTGTGCATTGATTCTATTAGTATCTATGATTGGTTTTAAGCGGTCAAACAAATCTCTTATACCATTACGGTCATAAAATGTTATGCCCTGTGGATAACTAAAGAAGTAAGCTCCACCAGAACCCTCTACTACGTGTTGCGGATATTTAATTCCTACAGTTGTTGAAAGTTCTACTAATTGGAATGAGTCCGCGTCATAGCCCATAAGCAAATAAACAGCTTCAGGTTTAAATATTAATAGCTGACCATCAACTATTGCTAATCCAGTAATGCCTTCTCCACCAGCAACAATGTCAATATAGTCATCTTGATACCAGTTTTCTGGACTGCTTTCATGAGACCAACGAAGTCTATTTGGATGGTCTTCTAAAGATGGTGTGGCATCATTGTTTAATTCTTTTGTGTTAGCTACAAATAATTTATTAGCATGAGCTCTTGCAAGTTCTGCGCGCGGCATAAAGCCACCAACTGGATTTTGATAAGCTTGCCATGTTGGACCAGATGCAGTTAAGGCAGTTGCGTAAACATTGTCACTATTCCATTTGTACATTTGTGATGCATCTTTGCCAATTGCAAGATACAAAGTATCAAGATATTGTGTAATGCTGGCACCATTAGTAGACTTAACTAGTATTGGTGTACTAACGCCAAAGTTTAATACACTAAAATTAGAACCACTTGAATGCTGCACTGTACCATCTACTGAACCAGAAGTTTGAAAACCAGTAGTTAACATAATTCTTGGTGAAGATACATCCTTATAATTAAATAACCCTTTAGGATTCCAACCTGTTGCAGTTACAGCAGTTGAATGTTTTTTCTTGTAGCCAGGACGTGTAAATACACCACCACGTGGGTCTACATCAACGTTTAATATAAAAGGAGATTCATTGTCTTTTAATTGAAACTGGTCTGCGCGAAAGTTTAATCCGCCAGTAAAATCTCTTTTTTGGTCAAAGACAATTTGTGCCATCTTAGTACGCTACTCCAAGTGGGTATGGGCTACCTGGCAATACTCTCATGCCCGTATCGAATGGTGCAAAATCATATGCTTGAAGTTGTAAACCACCCGACATAATTAATTGTCTATTGCTTGATGGTGCGGTAAGTTGACCTTGAATAATAGCAACTGCTTTTTCAAAGCCTCGCATGTATTCGTTTGCCATTTCTGTATCTTCTTGAAACTGAAAGATACGAGCCATAACATAATTTATTAACGGCAATTGCATTTGCGGGTCAATATCTATTGCTAAGTTTTCATCTTGAAGCCAAGATAAACTTGGTATTCTAAAACCACGAATAGTCATACTGTAAGTTTGGTCTGGTTTTGGCCAAAGGTTTAATTGATTAGCCCATATAGAAAAGTATGCGGGTGTTTCTGGTTGGTCAGAAGTTCCAACCCAAATTGATTCACATCTTGCTTGGTCAAGATATATTAAGGAATTGCCGCCATCAGTATTGTTAACTACCGCAATTAATTGTTGAATATCAGTTATTGTTACGGTTTCTATCGATGGTAAAATTCTACCAAAAACAGAATAATTTCTTTGGTTTGCAACTGTAGTAAAACCATATGTTGATTGATAAAAAGGATAGCGATTACTTAAAGCTACAATCTTTTGAAAACCCTCTTTGATAAAACCATTAACTAAATCAGTTGATATATCGTCATTTCCATCAAAGCCAATATCTAAGTCAGATAGTTCGCCAATAAACGTACGCATCTGCGCTAGTGTAAGATTAGCGTTAGAAAAATTTATAGCCATTATTTAACTCTCCTTATTCTTTAGGGTCTAAGGCTGCGTCCTTATTATCGCCAATAGCATTCATTCTTCTTAAATGCCCAATACAGTAATCTGTGCCTTTAGCTTTTGGCGCTTTGCATTCTTCTTCTTTTGAATTTGTTGCTTGGCATAGGCCATTCTTGTAGTGCACATTTCCGTAAGCAACGCCTGATGGTGGTGCAACCTCTACCGAACCTACTACAGCTCCGGCATGATAATCTGCTCGTGCGTTTCCAACTAAACGTGCGCCCTCTACAGCGCCGTATGGTTGTGTGCCGGCTAATCCTTGTCCTACGCTCTGTGATTCTTTATTCATATTATTTTCCTTCTTTCATGAATAGTGCTTTAAGTAGAACGAGCCGCCAAGGGTCCTTCCCCCTGGCGGCACGTAATCTAGTTTATTGATTAGGCTTCTGCTGGCCAGTCAATGCGCTTCCAAGTGAGGTATGAACTTGTACCCTGCACTGTTACTGTTCCGCCCGACTTAATTCCACGAACCGAAACCGTACCATCTGCCGAAGGTGCAACTACACCCTCGATGATGGCAATGTTGTCGGTTGTGTAAGCTGAGTCAGATGCGGCTGCAGCTGGAAGGTCGTAATCATTTGCATACGACGTTGTAGGAGTAGCTCCTGATGGAACTGTCACTACATAACTTTTTACAGTTGCTGTTGGACCGTTGATTGCAAATGAAGCACCCTCGGTTACCAGGGATGCGTCGTAAACAACAACAGCCTTGAACTCGTATACTTCGTCTGCTTTGACATACCAGTTTAAGCCTGCTACGTCGCCGTACGATGCAGCAAGTGCTGTGTTGGTGTCTCCTACGACTGTTCTTTCTACTATGAATTTATTTGTAGTCATGATTATTACCTATTCTTTCTAATCAATCATGTTGATTGAAATTGTTGTTTGTTTGTTTGTTTGTTTGTTTTTATTAATAGCCGGTACTGGGAGAGCTGCCGAAGGAAACAGCCTTTAAACTCCCAGCACCAACTACATCTTTTGCTTTATTTATGCGTCAGCAGTCATGAAACCTTGACGGTTACGGTTGCTGCAGGTCAACTGACCATAGGCCAACACGAGGGCATAACGGGCGTCTACGCCAGCTACAGTGCCGTTCATGAAGTCTGTGGTCTTGAACCAATAGCCATTCAAGCCGGTGAGCTTGAGGTACTTCGTGTTAAGGAAGTACATCGGCGCATCGGATGCATCAACTGCAAGTTGCAAGTCAAACACAATTGGTGTCTGCTTGAACATCAGGTTTTGGAAACCTGAGTTAGCTTTTGCAACGTCTTGGTAACGCACGTTGTTTGTCAACAGTGACTCGTACTTTTCAAACAAGCTAGTGTTCGTGATGATTAAGTCAGGAACATCTGAGCCCTTTGAGGCACGGTTGTAGACATCAGCCATGTTTGTAAGCGCAAGCGTTGCAGCCATGTTTGTTGCCTGGGTTGGATTCCAGAACGAGTTGGACGATGCATCAATGCCACCGACTGTGTTGTTCTGGGTTCCGATAATGTTGCCAAGACCGTTAAAGTCTGAAGCCGCTGGTGCTGAGCCTGGTGTACCGAAGAGTTGCGCGTTAAGCGTAGTCTTCAACGACATTTCAGCTTGCATAATTTTAGCATTCAACAGTTTGATGATTGCCTCGGTGCCACGGTTCTTGGCTTCTTCGATACCGCTAATTGCGATAGAAGCAGCCATCTGCTTCCAATCGTACTCAGCAGCTGTGATGCCCTCTTGTGGAGTAAGGTCAATTGCATCGTACCCTGAGTATGTTGCAACAGTATCGTTGACAGCGTACATCAATGGTTCGATGATTTGGGTGCCGCCCTCTTCAACACGGACACGTCCGCGCTCGTTGAGGTGGTTAAGAAGGACTAGGTCCTTGAAAATGTTGTCGACTAACGTCGGCTGATAGTTCTGCAGCGTAGTTGACAACAGTGAATTAAAGTCGGGATTGCCGGCCATGTTAATATCTCCTGTTTGTTGTTGTTGTTTGGTTAATAATTTAACGTCTTCTTAGCTTGTTCAAAAGCCTCAAAAACTGACGTTGGTTTAGCAGCTTTGGGTGCGACTGAATTTTTGTTGGCAGAGCCACCAGAAACCACTGATGCTGAACGTTTGGCCTCAACCCTAGACTGGTCTTCAACTAGTTTCTTCTTTGCCTCAGAGGCTGTAGAATAAACTTTATCAAAGGTAATCTGTTTAAAGACTGCCTCTAAATCTGTTGAACCAGACGCTAGTGCTTTGGCTACGACTTCATCAGCGTTAAAATCATCACCGTACTTGCTTTGCAAAGAATCAATAGTCCTAGTTAACTCATCTATGGCTTTCTGTTGTTCGAAAGCTGCGATGCGTTGCTCTAACTGTCGATATTGTTGTTCAGCTGGGTCTAACCATTCATCCTCTTGAGGTTGAGTGGCTACACCGTATTGCTGTTGCAACAACTGCAAGGTAGCAGCTGGGTCATTTTGCAGAGCTTCTGCTAATGCACTAGCGTACTGTACTTGCTTTCTTTGTTCGCTGAGTTCTTGGGTCTTACGGGTATAATCCGCTTGACGTTGGTACCCAGCTAGAGCCTCCTTAACGGGAACAACAACGTCTTCGCCATCTACTTGGAGCTTGATGACTTTGTCAGCAATCTCTGTATAGTCGAATAATTCTTGTTCTTGTTCTGGAGTTTCTGCTATGACCTCTGTCACTTCATCAACTTGTCCATCTGCAATGGGGTCAATTACGTTTTCAGGGTTAGCAATATTATTATCTGTCATTATGGAATCCTATCCTTCTTTGGTTGTTCCTATTTTTATTTATATACAATGTTCCTACTACTAAGGAAAAGTATTACATGGAGTGTTTACTGACCACTTAATAGTGCTTGAATTATCTCTGGTGGAAGACTTTGAATGCTGCCTGGAAGGGCGCCTTCAGTTGGTTGTCCGCCTGGACCTTGAATTGGTCCTCCTGGTATTAAACCTGGTGGCAATTCTGGTGGCATACCTTCCATCATCTCTGGTGGCATACCTGGTGGCATACCTTCCATGCCCGGTGGTGGACCCTCTGGTGGAGCTTCAGGTGCTGGTGGCTCTTGTAAGAAAGAAGATGGGTCTTTAACACCAAACCCTATACCAAGTACGTATTCTGCTAATTTAGGTAAGTTAACAAGACCAGCTTGAGCAAATGGTTGCATTGCCGAAACCATCTGTAAAGCCATGTCTCTACGGAAAGCTTCATTACGTGGAGCTGTAGAACCAGCCTCAACAGTATAATCAAACTCACCAGAGATATAATCTTTATCAAATGTTAACCATACAGGTGCAGATTCAGTTCCTACTATTCTTACAGTCTGCTCTCCAGTCATAAACTGTTGAGCTAGCATAATAAGATTAGAAGCACATTGAGCTATAGCATTTTCAATAGCTACAAGTTTCTCAGCTACTCTAGCATTACCAGCTTCAGCAATAATTGATGCTTCGCGGGCAGTTCTAGTTGTTTCTGGAATTGCACCACGCTGGTATTCAGACACACCAGATACACGGTCAATGTCGTTAGTAATCAACGAAGACTGATTATAAAATTCAGGTGGGTTAATTAACGCCGGCATTGGAACAACAACGTTATTTAAGTTCTCACCAGATTTAACTGGAACGATAACGTTATCCTCATCAGATGCTAAAGCCTGTCTACCATCATCATCAAATGCTGATTCTTGAAACAACCACTTACGGCTATAACGCTTTCTATGTAACATCATCTGCGTACGGGTTTCATTTAATTCATACTGCAATGGCTCGATTGCTTCTAGTTCGCCCATTGGATAAAAGAATCCAGGAACCTCATAGTTACGCAACATAAAGAAAGGGTGACCAAACTCGTATGGCATCTTAATTGGTTTAATTAAAAACTTGTCACCACCTGAATCAGAAAACACGCACATCTCACCGGTATCAATATTATAATATTCATAGATATCGCAATAAGCATTGTCTGGATTAGAAGTAAATGCTTGTTGAGCAGACATATAACCTACGTCTTGATTACCATATTTTTGATATCCAGATGGACTTAATTCTTTTCTTGCGGCGGCATCGTAACGCTTATCTATCTTTGCATCCTTTAACGGACGGCGAGTACGTTGTGCAATCCAACGCATATCATTAACAGATGTTGCATCTGGGTCAACATACATTTCAAATGGGTCAACACGCTCTAAGAATGGTCTGTCTTCTCTAATAATTGTTTGAGCTTCAACATCATCCGTAGTTTCTGGGCCGGCAGCTTCATCGGCTGAATATTCAATATCATCGAGTTTTGCTTCTTCAACAAAACGATAACCAGTCTTAACCCAACCATGACCAAGAATTAGATAATCTTTAACTGCTCTTTGGAACTCTGGTTGACATCCGTAATGACCCCACCAATAGTTAATAATTGATTCAGTAACGATTGCTTTATCACCGTCTTCTGGTTT